ACTCTAGCCCATTCGTTACCTTCATACTTAAGTGAAGTTGCACGAGCAGTGTTTGTCATTGCACATGAAGTTTTCCATATTTGAGTTCTTCCATAAGCTGTACTATATGGCTGGTCTTTCCATGTCTCAGGGTAACCTTCACCTTCGCCATGAGCAGTACCTACAACATAAGAACGAGAACCTTCTAGAGTTGCAGAAATTGATTTATCAGCAACTACTTCATCTCCAGCAGCGTCGTTTGAGGGACTAAAGTTATCAGTATGGAATGATGCAAGCTCATTTGCTGAAGCAGCAAGCTTAACAATTTGTCCATCTACTCTAGCACATTCTTTACTGTCCTTAGTTAATCCAGCAACAACATTGCTTACTTTAACTATATGGTAATCAGTTGGTGCTCCTGCACCACCACCAGTAACGTTTACAGGTATTTTAACTAATTGACCTGGTAAGAAAAACTCAGGAGAAGTTCCTGTGCCTCCTACAGCAACGTCAGTAGCTGTATTACCGTAAACATTTTGAATGTTACCAGCTGATTTCCAATCAGTAGCCATATACAACTGAACATTTTGTCCAGCTGCTGTTACTGCAGCTCCTGCATCAGAACGGTCTAATTCTGCATCTGCGAATTCATCAACACCATTACTGACAAATCCCATTACATATGCGTATCTTTTGTGGTATGAACCTCTTTTTTCAGTAAATTTAAACTGAGGGTCATCCGTTGGTTTTTTACTTACTTTACTAACAAAGCGAAAAAATGGGTCTTGAGCTATTGCTAACTCAGAAACTCTGTCACCAAAATTAAATTTACGTCTTAAATCACCAGTATTCAGACTATTGCCTGCTCCTGGAGCTTGTCCGCTATCAAAATCGGTAACACCCAATTCGCTCAGTTGAACGTAATCATTTAAAGCCATTTCTAACTCCTTCTTTCTTTGATTTGGGTTAAGTTAGGTTTGGCTCAGTGCCTTAACCTAACAGTTCTTCGATATTTCCATCCGAGTTAAGTAATGCATCAAATGCTTGGTCGTTAATATCATTAACTTTTCCAGCATTATTTGCACTTCCGACACTAGTAGGTATGTCACGAACATTCTTCATCTGATTAATCATGTCTTTTTTAGTAGCATTAGCAACATTAGCATTAACTTTATTTTGATTTACCATTGCGTACATGTCATCAAAAGTTATACCTTTTTCACTAATTCTAGATTGAGCTTCTGTAGCAAATGCTTGGAATTCTTGTTCAGTCATACCATGCTTTTGCATAAATTCATTAGCTTGTTTTTTAACAGAATCATTATGTCTCATTTGTTGAGCTTCTTGATTTTGTTGAGACATTATATCGTTAGCTTTTTTATTTACGATATTATTTACCATATTATCAAAAACTTTACGAGAATCAGAATCAGGATTAGCGACCATTTCATCAGGGTCAAATTCAAAGTCATCATCAAGCTTTAATTGCTTTTTAATATCTTTATTAACTTGTCCACCATCTTGAAAGTAATCTCTAACGTGATTTACTAAACCATTGTCTTTTTTCATCGCATCTAGCACTGGAACAAAAGGTTTCAACTCATTGAGTTGGGCTTTTAAACTTTGCGCTTCACGACTGGAATCACTATACCTTTTTTTCAGACTTTCTAACTCAGAACCTTCTGAACTTTGTGATACCGCTGCCTCAGTTTTAACTGTTTGATTGGAGCTCTGATTACCAGAGGTTGCCTCAGTTTGTGCTTCAGGCTTTTCAGGCTCTTGTACTAAACCATTAACGTTTTCGTCAAGAGCAGAAAAGAAATCATCACTGTCGGAGCCAAAAACACCATCTTCTACTGCTTTTGGGTTACCTTGTATGTTTTCTTCGTTATTCATTTTGTTTTTTCTCCTTTATATAGAATGTAATATATGTTTAAACTTATTATTTTTCCAAGTCTTTATTTTTTTGTTTAAGTTTATTTTCATCATTTTGAACTTCTTTTCTAAAATGTTTCATTTGAGCTCTATTTTCAAGTTCTTCTTTGTAGATATTAGATTTAGCATCATGAGTCTTTTTATTAACTTCAACATCACTTTGCATAATTTTATTTTTAATACCTGCTTGAACAAGCTGTCTAGTAAGAGTTTCAATAGTTCCAGCCTTTTCTTTAATTTCTTCATCTTTACTTGCAACTTGATTTTTAAGCTGTGAATATAAACTTTTACGTTTAACAATATTTTCTTTATTTTTAATATCTGTTTCTGCTAAAACAGCTATATCATCTACAACCCCAAGACCCATAAGCTCTTTTAATTCAGCTAAATAAGCCCATCTATTAATAGGAAGTGTAGAACCAGCTACTATTTTAACATCAAATTTAGCAGAAGCATAATCTTTCCATTTTCCTATAGCTTCGCCTAAATCATTGTACATAGGTACATTAATTTCTACTTGTTTATCTTCCTGTATAGCATTTGGTTGTACTATTCTAAATGTTTTATGAGCAGTGTAAACAGATTGAGAATATTCTTTAACTACATTACCTATTTGTTTTAATGCAGGTTCAATGCAATGTTTCATCCAATATTTAATTCTTCTAGTTCCGTATTCGTCCATAGCTAGCATACCTTTGTAAGGCATATCTTTACTAGCTCCAGTATCTCCCATTTGAGAAGAAAATATACCAGCTAAGTATTCCATATCTTGTTTTCCAGTTTGTGTTAAACTAAAAAATGCATTGTTTAACTGAAATGGTTGAACAGGAGTTGGAGGGTTATAACCTTGTCTCATAGGCAATAATGCTCCAGGTGCTGATGAATATTTTTCCCAATAATCTGTATCAACACTTCCCTCTTCATACATCCATCTTAATGAACTACCTAAAGATGCATTGTGTATCATAAGCTGATGAGCTTTATTAATTTCTCTTTGCTTTCCAATTAATGGAGAAACTGCTGACATAGGAAATGGTGTCCCTGTCCATTTATAATGAAATGGAACAATAGGATATTCAGATACAGGTAAATACTTAACATATAATGTTTTATCACCTACTATGCAACATAGTTTAACAACTGTTTTGTGAAATGCAATTGCTTCAACTACATTATTTTTAAAGGTGTTATCCTTTATTAAAACATCGTATTCTTTTTTAGTAATAATTTTATTATCTACTTTAGAAGCCTCTTCTTGTAGTTGATGTCTAACTTCTACAGATATAGATTCTAATTGTTTTTGCATCATCTCTTGTTCTTTTTGAAGCTCTAGCTCCATTCTTTCATTAAGCATCTTGCCTTGCTGAACAGCATTTTGCATTTCCATAGTAGTTTCTTTTAATTTAACCTGCATCTCTACTTGCTTTTTTTGAACGACAACTTGAGCTTGTTGTTGTATCTCTTGTATTTTAGCTTCATCAGGTGGTATTCTATAAAATAAATTAATATAAGGAACTTTTTCTTTTTCATACATTTCAAAAAATTCTATAAGTTCATTCTCTTCTTCGCTATACAAAGAATTATTTCCATTCATTTCTTTATAACCAAAATCATGTTGAGATAAATCAGTAGTTTTTTCTGAATAATTTTCATACTCAGTTTCATTAGATGATGCTGCCATTATTTTTCTTTTGCTGTCAGGGAACAATTGGACAAGGTGTCCTTTAGGTAGTATTTTGCGGATAAGAATGTAGGCAGCATCTCTAAATAATATATCTCTTGATTTGTTATCTACATAAACATCAAAAGGGTCTGGCTGTTGTATAACTACTTCTCCCATACCATTGTCAGCATCTGGGTCTACTGTAACCATTAAATATCCCATAGATTTGGTTACTGAATCATTTATAGCATTAGATAAAATAGTATCTCCGTCTGAAAGGTTCCATATATAATCAGATATATCAGAAAACACAGAAGCAATTTCACTATCACTTCCTTCAGTACCAACTGCTTGCCATCTAGGTGACTTAGCAGTAGCATAAAAGTTTAACATTTCTACTACAGGTATAATTCTGTTAATAGTAAATGTAGGCATACCTTGTTCTTCTAATGCAATCTTCTCATCGTAACTTAATTGATTATCATTAGCAAAATCATAACCTTTCTGGTTAATGTATTCCCATTGGACTCTGTTTTCTGTTCTGGCGTACTGGAAAACATCCTGTACTCTTTGAGCCATCTTATCTTGTTTTTTAGCCATTAATTCTCCATTATGCTATGACCCACGACTTTGGCGCAGGTCTTTTTTTATAAAATCTTTTTTCTTCATTTTTATTTTCATGTATACCTACAGGAGGTGTAGCATATTTACATGCGTATGCTAGTGCATCTATAACATCATCGTGTCCCATACGAGGACCAAATGTTATTATTTCATGCTCTAAATCATATTGGTCTTTCTTTAAATGTATTTGACCAATTGCAAATCTCTGAGCTAATATCTCTTGTATTCTATCTCTTTTACTCATTCTAGTTCCAGGTTTCTCTTCTTTAAATCTAACTGAAAAATCATTTCTTCTTCTTGTTTCTGCTCTTAATGATTGAAAAACAGGCTTAGACATCGTAGTATCTTCTACAACAAAAAGACTAGGATGAAACATTTTAGAGCAATCAAACATATAATCTACAATACCTTGATTTTTTTCTCCAGGAATTCCTAAAACTGGTATCCCCCTTTTTCTTATATAATCAAGAACATATATATTGTTATCAGAGTCTACAGCTATAGTAACAATAACACTATAATCAGCATCTCTTCTAGCACTATCTGTAGCAGGGTCTACACCAGAAAAAATATTTACTGGTTTTAATTCTCCATCTATATTCAAAAAACAAATATCACTTTCTTCTTCATACTGAAATTTTCCTTCCCAGTATTTAATATGGTCTCTGGTAAACATAGAGTTATCAGCAGACTGAACTTCCATCATATACTCTTGATAAAACTTGTAAGGTTGGCCTGAGTCTGCGTAGAATTTCTTTTTACGCTCCATTTCTTTTTTACCAAACCAACTATTCCAAAGCATAGTCCCATCGTTTAAAATAGCTTTTCTTAAAACTACATCCCAAGAAAAGTCTTCATTTTGTTTAACAGATTTTTCATAGTTAACGATAAGATTGTTGATGAAACTATCAAAGTGAACAGGTGTACCATTAATCCTAAGCCTACCAGTAGCAGGCTCAAGAGCAGGGAAAACAACAGCTGTAATAAGGTTGCTGTTTTTAGCTCTTGCTTCTGGTGTAATGGTGTTATTTTCGTCCTCAAAGTCATCAAGAATTACTAAGTCATATCTTTTATGTAATTTTGCGCCACCTCTAATACCAGAAATGTTAGATTTAGATATAAGCTTACAACCATTTGTAGTCTCTATATCTGTTTCTGTCCATTTTGTACCTTTTAAACTACCGAAATAATACAAAATTCTTTCGTTGAATTCCAAATGATATTTAATATAATCCATATTACCAGTTGCAAGTTTAGCAGTAGCAGAAACCCAACCATAAAATAATGGTTCTTTTGTAAAACAAAAAGCTTGAAGTATGTCACATTTAGTAAGTACAGTTTTACCGTGACCTCTTGGAAGTATAATAGCAGTTTGTCTTTTTTCTTTATCTGTAATAGTATCTGCTATTTCGTAGTGGAAAGGAGGCGTTTCTGACCTGAGGAAGTCATCTTGCAGGAATAATTTTCCGAAAGCAATTAAATCCTTTGAGGCCAATTGAAGTGCCTCCTCTTGTTTAGACACATTGTGTTTATTTATATTCGCCACTATTTTTTCTTTTTATTTTTTTTCCAGCCTCGCTTCATATTTGCGTAAGCTTTCTTTGATATAGTAGATTTCTTTTTAGACCTACTAGTACCTGCCTTCTTTCTTTTATTTATATTTTTAACTAAAGACATTATTTCTTCTTTCTTACTACTTTTTTCTTACCTTTAACTGGTTTTCCCATTCTCTTTCTTCCAGCTTTTTTAGCCTTAGTTGATGGTCTACCACGTTTTTTACCGTATGTACCTTTACCGTATGGCATGTTTATCTCCTTTCTTTGGCTCTAAATCTTCCAATTTGATTATATCGTCCATATAACACCTCTCCTCCATAGTCTTCTATTATTGTTTGTGCAAGGGAACTGCGCCACCACTTGCATCCTTTATTAACTACATTACTGGGTATTGCCTTCGGTTCTTCGAACCAATGACAAATACTTTTTTCATGCAAACCACAGTCTAGGCAATTACTCTTCGAGTTCTTTGGGTCTGTGCGCATTATCTATCATATCATTAGTCAAGCCTTGAAACTGAACACCAGTAATTTGCTGCACTTTTGCAGAATTCTTATCTTCTAAATCTAATATATCAGATAATTTAAACAAAGCTTTAAGCTTAGTATCATCTTTTTCAGCAGTCTGAGCTACTATCTTAATGTTTTCAAGAACCATCTTTTCATCTATGTCTAATTCCTGTAATATTGGTTTTAATTCTTCTTTCACAGCGGTTTTAATCCTCTCCGTTTTAATTAAGTTTACAGCTTTCATTCTAGCATACTGTTTATTATTAGTAGGAAAAGCCTTAATATATGCGTCTTCAGGGGATAAACCCTGTGATACGTAAGTAACAAAAAGCTCTTCATTAGCTGTCATCTTTCTTCTATTAGCTACAACTTGTTCTGGCGTAGAATCCCCTCCAAATGAGTATATATTAGTCCTTCTATCTGTATCCATGAAAGTATCTTGAAGTACTAAAAAGGTACCTGTGCAAGTACCTACGTATGCTCTATTACCATTCTTTCTAAGCATAG